CAGACAGTACCGCGACATTTACCTGGAGATCCCTACAGGGAACAGCAAGACCAGTCTGTGCGCCGGAATCACGTTATACGAGCTGTGCACGTCCCAAACCTCGGGAACCGAGATTTACAGCGCGGCGAGCTCAAAAGATCAAGCCGCGATCGTGTTCAATTACGCCAGGCAGATGGTACAAGGCTCGAAAGAGCTCACCCGGGCGCTGAAGGTTCTACCGTCCACCAAGCGCATTTTGATGAGAGCTGATCCGACAAGCTTCTACGCGGCGATATCCGCCGATGGCGACGTGCACGACGGAATCAATCCTTCGTTTGTGGTTCGCGATGAGTTACACCGATGGCGCACGCGCAAGGCGCTCGGTCTGAATGAAGTGCTCGAGCGCAAGATGGTGAAGCGTAAGAACCCGATGGTAATTGACATCACGACCGCGGGCGAAGAAGACGAATCGCCGTTATGCGTTCGCCGGCATGAGTACGCGCAGCGGATTAAAGAGGGGCTGTTTCATGACCGGCGCTTTTACGGCCGCATTTGGGCCGCGGATCCTAAGCGCATCGAATCTGATCCGGATTATTGGAAAAGCCGGGAAGCCCGGGTTATGGCAAATCCGAGCCATGAAGACAACGGCGGGTACATCAAAGACTCATCGCTCGAGGATGCGTGCATCAAGGCGACGAACGACCCGAAGCTGCGCATGGACTATCTACGGTTCACGCTAAATTATTGGGGCGTAACCGACCTGGCGATCATCGATATGCCGCAATGGATCGCGTCTGGCGGCCAGGACGATTTGCGCGAATGGCCGGAGTACGATGTCGATTATCTGATTCGCAAGTGGGGCTTGATTGAGCGCACCTGTTACGCCGGCGTGGACGCTTCATGGTCGACAGACCTTAGCTCGCTGGTGTTCGTATTCCCGCCAGATGAAACGTGCGAGCAATGGGTTTTGCTGCCGTTCTTTTGGATGGCAGAGGAACAAATCGTCAAGCGCCAAAACCGGGATAAAGTCCCGTACGATGACTGGGCGCGCCGCGGGTTCCTGACGATGACGCCGGGCGTAGCGGTCGACTTGTCTGTGTTCAAGGAACGGATACGATGGGGCGCGGAAATGTTCGATCTGCGCGAAGTCGACTATGACCCGTGGGGATTCAAGCAAACCGCGAAGGAGCTCGCAGACGAGGGGCTGCCGGCGATCGAGGTTAGGCAAAACTTCGGGATGCTTTCTGAGCCGACTAAAAAATTGCTGACGATTTACCAATCGGGAGAAGTCCGGCACGGCAACCATCCCGTGATGAATTTCTGCGCGCGCTCCTTATCGCTTAAGACCGATGGCGGCGACAATGTGCGGCCGTCGAAATTGGATCGCAATAAAAACTCCAAGCGCATCGACGGCATTTCAGCGTCTATAACGGCCATGGCGCGCGCGATCGTAATGGAACAAAACCAGATCGTTTATACCGGTCTGCAGAGTATCGGATAAATGACCTTACACCCGTTGCGTCTGATTCATAAGGGAATTTCTACCTTTACCGATTGGTATGTCCGCAATGGGTTCTACAAAATCGCCGGGCTGCGCAGTGACGGCGCCGCGAATTGGAGCGGCGAAGCGGTCAACGGCGATACGGCTTCTACGCATTCGGCCGTTTGGGCGTGCCGGCGGCTACTCTCGGAAGCCGCGGGAATGATACCGCTCGATTTGAAGCAGGCGCGAGGGAATAGCAAGCGCGACGCGATCGAGCATCCGATGTATTCAGGGCTGAAGTATCAGCCGAACCCGGAAATGACCGCCATGTCATTCCGGGAATCGCGCACAGGTCACTGCGTCATGACGGGCAATGCGTTTGCCAAGATCAACCGGCGCGGCGGCTCGGGGGAAGCTATCGAATTATGGCCGCTATTGCCGAGCCAGGTGGGGATTGATCGTGAGAAGGGCGGCGAGCGCAGGCTAGTGTATGTGGTTAAAGAGGGGAACTCGGCCGAAAAAAGCTATACGGTTCGGAGCGGCGAGCCGCACGACATTCTGCATGTCCCGGGGCTCAGTCATGATGGTATTTGCGGAATTTCTGTAATCGCCATGGCCGCGAATTCGATCGGCACGGCGTTAGCCGGCGAAAAGCATGTCGGCCGATTCTTTGCGCGCGGCGGCCGTATGCCGTACAACCTGAAATTGACGGCTAACCAGACGTGGAAAAACAAAGAAGACGCCAAGAAGTTTCGCGAGGACTGGGAAACCACATACGCCGATCCGCACAAGGCGCCGATTCTCGAGCCGTGGGTAGAATACCAGCAAACCGGCCTGAATCTGCGTGACTCTCAGATGCTCGAATCGCGGCAATTCACAGTGCAAGAGATTTGCCGGTGGTTCCAGGTTTCGCCGCACTTCGTGGCGGATTTGTCGCACGCGACGTTTTCGAACATCGAGAACCTGGCGCAGCAGTTTGTAACATTCACGTTGTCCGGTTGGCTGAAACGGTGGGAGCAAAATCTAAGGCGCTGCGTGTTGACTCCGGCCGAGCAGGCCGCCGGCTACTACTTCGATCACAACTTAAATTCGCTGCAGAAAGGTAACTTCGAGACGCGCATGGCTGGCTACTCAACCGCGCTACAGAATGGCTTCATGTCGCCGAACGAAGTGCGCCACCTGGAAGATATGGACTCTTTCGAGGGCGGCGACGATTATCACATCCAGTTGAATATGCAAACGCTTCCGCCGGGCACGCCAACAACGAGCCAACAGGCGTCACTGACAAAAATTGGCACAGCATCGAAAGGATTTAAAGGCCATGAACAAAAACAGAATGGTTTTGCGCTTAGAGGTTAAGGACGTCAATTCTGACGGGACATTTACGGGCATGGCGTCCGTATATGGGAATACCGACCTGGGCGGCGACGTGGTCGAGCGCGGCGCGTTTTCGAAGACGCTGCAGGAAAATACGGCTGTGCCAATTCTCTGGCACCACGATCCGAAAGAGGTAATCGGTGAAGGCGTGCTGCGCAATACGCGCGACGGGCTCGAGATCAACGGCAAGCTGGACATTGGCATCGACGAAACCGCGAAAAAGGCCTACGAAAAACTGAAACTGGGCCGCATGAAAGGCCTATCGATCGGCTTCCAAAGTATCCAGGACGAAATCAAAAACGGCGTGCGTCACTTGAAGGAAATTAAACTTTGGGAAGTCTCCATTGTCACCTTCCCGATGAATCAGCGCGCAACCGTCACGAGCGTTAAGGCCGCGGTGCTGCAGCATAAAGACGATTTCTTGACGGAGCTGGACGCCATCCAGACCTGGGCGAAGCGTTATCACATGCTATCGGCGCTCGACAGTTCGCTTTCTTCGATCATCTGGAGCAACGATTCGAACGAGGAAAAGATGACCGCGGCGGCCGAGTCCATTACGCAGTTTTCGGATTCTTTCCTAGAATTTCTACCGCAATACCTCGCGCTCATGGACAGCATGTACAAGTCTGCCGTGGATGCATTCGAGAAAGAAACCGGCGCGGAGCTCATCGCGGCGCACAAAGCGCGCATCGACGCAGCCGGCAAGCAATTTTTGACACTGCTCACCAAGGCCGCCGAACCGGCACCGAAGAGTGAACCAGCCGTCGTTCCGGCCGCCGACACCGGTAATTTGTCGGCATTGTTAGACCAATTTAAAGGAGTTCTTTCGTGGAACAACTAACACTGGAAGGGAAGTTAACGGAGCTGGTTACCGACCTGAAGACCTGGCAGGGCAAGGCGCAGGACGAAATCAAAAATTACGGCGCGATCACCGAGGCCACAAAGGGCGCGCTCGGCGTGATCACAACCACAGTTGAAAAGCTGCAGGTTCAACTCGACGCGGTCGACAAGCGGACGCAGGGACACCCGATTGCGGTAGAGCGGCAAAAGTCCATTTCGCAGCAGGTGGTCGAACACAAAGACTATCTGGAACGAAAACAGATGGAATGGTCCGGGTTCAAGGGCCAGCGATTTGACTTCCCGAATCAATCGTTTTTCCCGGAACTTTCGGGGCCGGCGCAAATGCTACTCGCCACCATGGGTATCAAGGCGACCATTACGAATACCGGTCTCGGTTCGGGAACGGCTGGAATCTCCATGCCGCTATCGATCGAACCGGATCCGCTGGTTCTCGCGCAACAGGAACTCCGAATCCGGGACATTATCGGCAAAATGAC